TAAATTTTGTCCAACAACAACACTTTTTCCAACTCCTATACCACCTTGTGTAACTATTGATCCTGTGCTAGTACTAGTGGCGTTATTTAAACCGTTTACTAATACGGAAGAATCAGTTTGTATATTTCCAACTACATCTAATGCTTCTGTTGGAGCGCCATTGTTGATTCCTACATTGGTTGTTGAATCTACTCTTACTACTGTTTTTGTAGAACCTTGATCATTAATTCTAATATCAATACTTGAACCAGAGGTGTTATGTGTTATAGTGCCTGAATTTTCTTCAACCCCTAAATTAAACTGACTATTTTCACCTAAAGCAATACCGCCATTATTTTTAATTCGTATTGGAAAATTACTAATACTGATTTGGTCGGATCTTAAGAAGTTTGAGGACGGAACTGTTGTTGTTCCTATTAAAAGATTTTCGGCTTTTTCTGCTGTTCCAATAAATTTTGCTACGCCGTCGCCTTTAACATCTAATGTAGTAATGTTTACACCCGGTTTAATTGTTTGGAATCCTCGGATGCCGGACTTAGGAACAAACTCGTCTGCAGAAACAATAGCAATTGGTACTGCTTCTACTTCAATACGCAAAACAGTATATGTTACATCGTCAGTTCCTACTATTTGTACAGGTGTAGCACCTGTATTTAATCCATCGGAAAAACTAGGTCCTACTAATACCCAACCTGCTCCACTAAACAAATAAAGTTGTTGATTGTCTGTGTCAACCCAAAGGTCGCCTGTAACAGAGTTTGTTACATCTGGTTGCGTTAATCCTTTTTTAAGTCCGCCTGCTGAACCCCAGGCAGTGCCATCATAAACTTTAAGTTGATTTACTCCTGCTGTTGTATCGTACCAAAGTTGTCCTTCTACTGGATTTGTTGGTTCGCTTGCTGCTGCAAAATTTTCTAATATGTGTAAGAAGTTTTCTGCTATTGCTATTCCGTATGCAGTTGAATTCTGTCCCGGAAATGCAATACTTGTATCAGTGGTGTTAATAAGGTTATCATCTATTACAATGTTTCCTTTATTAACGCTGTCTGTAAATCGTATTTGATATGGCATTTAATTACTCCGTTATACTCCTGATAAACTTTGCACTCTAACTGTATAATCAATCTGGATCAATCGGTTAAGTGATTTTTGTACAGGATGGAAAATTACATGAGTTAATAGCCTACCTGTTCCAGATTCACTATATCCTCTAAGTCCTAATTCATCAAATACGTATAAATTATTTGCATCTGATGCTGTATCAAATGCGTCCTGTCCTGCAGGCTCACCATAATCTAATAAACAAGAAACTAAAATGTCTGTATAATTTGTTCCGCTTACATGGCGTGTTTCTAATTTATTTCTTACAGGGTCTGTGTTATTAACGCTTCTATCATCAACAATTTTTGTAAATGTTTGATTGTACAAACCTGCATTTGTACCTGTACTATTGGGCGTTAGATATGTTATAATACCTGTTGGGTCAATTGCTGTTCCACCATTCCCAAAGCTCATTTCATATATAAATCCTGTACCTTCATTGGCTAAACTTTCTGCAAGCGCAATACTCATATTTTCGTAATGAATTGCATTCCGCTTGTTAATAATAGTTTCGCCAGATTTTGGATCAAATATATGGATATGACCTTCTATTAAAACACCTTGATTATCTTTAAAATTTTCGTTCATTTTTTATCTCGCTACGTTGTATTTATTCAGGTAAGTCAACTGTTGCATCACGTAAGAATCGCGCTATGTCATTTTCACTATTACTTAGTGAAACTCCTTGGTCGGCCCATAATTTTCCTGCTTTTCTGACTACTATAACTTTCTGATTTTCGCCTGGTATAAAATTTAGATTTAACACGTTATTAGTTACACTAAACTCAGGCTCTAGTGTAACGTCAGCTTCGGGTGAGTCTTGGTCTATTGTGTCGTCAAAACTCTGTACAGAATTTTTACGCAGTCTTCTGCCTGCTGCAAAAACTTCAAATTCGTCTGTAGAACTAGGAACAAAGTCTAATTCAAAACTACCAGTTGTACCATCTGATGTGAATATTGTAGTTACTATTTCATCTTTATATGGTATTGTTTGGCTTGCACTTTGATCTATTATTTTAGTTCCTGCTGTATAAATTTCTTTAACACCTGTTCCTAAAGTTCCGCGTCTAATTTGTCTAAGTGTGTTGCCTTCTTTTATAAAGTATTCAATACGTTCGCCTTCTATAAACAACACACCGGGTAATCCTTTTTCTTTACTAGGAACTGTTAAATTATCTCCATTTGTAACTTCTATACGCAAATCAAACCAGTTAAGATCTTGTGCAAGTTCAAATTTATTCTTATCATTTAATCTCTTAAAGTGTGTTCGGTTTAACATATCTTTAAACTGTCTCCACCCAAACTTTTCAACTATTGGGTCAGCAGCAAAATGTATTAATTCTATTACGTCATTTTCATTTAATTTCTGATTAATTTTTATAGAGTTGCGGTTGTCTGTTACAAAATAATCAACACTAGGAGTAAGTTGTGTTCCATTTACTATTACCCAAACATATTGTGCATCAATTGCAGGACTTCTTAATTTAATTAATCCTGTTGTCATGTTATGATACTCAGTATATTCGGTAGAACCCACTGTTAGTAACGTCCTATTTACATTATCATAACTTATTCTATTGATGTCTAATAAATCATGATTACTAAATGACGTTACTTCAACTTTTGTACCTTCTGGTATGCTTACACTTGTATCAAACGTAATAGTTGTACCGTCAAAGATATATTCGCCGTCGTCCACTACAAATACTTCTACAGTGTCTCCTGGAGATCCAATCCCTGAGAATAAAACAATACTAGAGTTAAAAATATCAAATCTATAACCAACTGTTTGCTCTAGTTTTACACCATTTAAGAAAACAGTGATTTGTTCTGGCAACAAACTCACATTAGGTTGCTGGAATAATTGTAAACTATATTCTCTTTGAGAATTTTCTGGAATAGTATACTTTTGATTATATCCTGCATTTAAAATTTTGTTGTTTGCACTAACTACTACTTTATGACTAGGTGGTATTTGATTAAATGGTGCTTGGGAAAGTTCAAATGTTAAAGTACTGCCGTCACTAACAAAAGTATCTTTTTTAACTTGGCTGTAATTTGTTGTTCCTTGACCATAAAAAATACTGTAGTCAATTATTAATCCATTCTGCGGAGCAACTGTAAAGTCAAATGCAACATATCCATTAGACTCTTTTACAATAGCATCAAGCGTTACACCATTAGCAGTTAATACAACAGTAACAGTGTCGCTCCAAGGAATGTTTGTTTCATATACAATAGTAGTACCATCAGCAACAAAAGAATTAATATCTAATATTGTTTGTCCTGACTGTCCTATTGTAGTTATATGCAGTTCTTGATCTATTGCTGGCACTGTAGCAAAAGTTAAAGTATTGTCATTGTAATTTAATGTATACAATGAACTGTCAATTGCAACTTTATCTATTCTTACAAAAACTGCATCGTTTATATGCGGTTTTATACCTAGATCATATGTGTCTGTATTTCCGTCTGTTACATATGATTGGCTGTAAATTTGACCGGCGCCGTCATTAACACGTTGGTACACTTTCATGTCCAATGTATCAACAATTTGCCCTGGTATTAATTCTTCTGGGCCTTTAGATGTTGTTGGTGTTACAAATCCGTCGCCGTCTATGTTAATACTTTCTGCATCGATACCAGCCGCAGTTGAATATGATAAGTTTCCGCCACTTAGTTGTGTATCATAACTAATAGGATCTGGTAAGAAACTTCCGTCTGATGTTGTTTTTCTTATAATAATTACATCATCGTCATCTACAGGAATGTTTAATCCGCTATCTGATAAATCTAGTTCAGTCTGTCCTGCGCCTGTAATACTTTGTACAATAGCGTTCGGATTAGTTACTGGAGTTAGTGTACCGTAATTAGGATCGTCAATTCTTACACCATTTTTATATACGTTATAAACTATATCTGTTTCTAACGGCTTAGATAACAATAATGTTGTAGTTGAGCTGTCTGGTCTAAAAACTTCATCTTCGAATGTAACATCGTATGTGTCCCATGGTCCTGTAAACCACGGTCCTGTATCCCAAGCAGCCGGTGCTTCAAATTCTAATGATTTAACTTCTACGCCGCCATAATCTATGCCATCCATGAGTTGAGCAACATCTTTACCTATCATGCCTGAAGTAGGATTGTAGAAAAAGTTTATTCTGTCTTGTGCATCTAATAGATCAATATTTCTATTATAGGAAACTACAATAGTTGAACCTAACTTAGGTGGTTCAGTAAATTCAATTTTTCCTAAGTATCTATCATGATTTTTTGTTGTATCTAACGTGTTAGAAACATTATATTCGCTCTTAAGTGATTCTATATCATCAACCGTAATAACAGTTTTAGTTGATTTTAAATCTAGAGGCCATTTTAATGTAAATGCTGTGTTTGCTCCTGTTCCGGTAAAGGTTTGTGATTCTTCTAAATCTACAATATAGAAATTGCCGCTTACTCTATCAAATTTTACTCTTACATGAGTGCTTCTAACTTTTGATTGTCCTAATACCACTGATGCTTTTGCTTCAGTGGCGCCATCTTCTTGAGATCCGTTAATTACTACTTGAGGAGCAGTTATATAACCGGAGCCAGTTTCTAGTACATCTATACGAGTAATTTTTCCGTCGCCAATAAATGCTTCTGCTTTGGCTCCACTGCCGCCGCCTCCAACAAAAGATATAACTGGTTTTTGTGTAAAGAGCGTTCCAGGATTACCTATGTTTACTTTTGTAATGCTGTAGCCTACATTATCTAACCAGTATTTTTTTGGAAACGCTTGCAAGTCTTCACTTAGCGACAATAATGTTCCGTCACCAGATTTAACTGACTCAGTTTCAATTCTATTAGATTGTTCGTTATAAGTTGGTGGTAAATCAAAGTCAGTTGTTGTAGTATTTGTAGGTTCGATTTTATCGTACGAACTTACATACTCTCTAACTTTTGTTTTGTATGGTTTTACTTCATTTACATATTCTTGATAATTTTCTAGATTATCATTTTTAAATGTTACTTTTTGTTCTAACGAACCTACATTATGCTGTGCTTTTATAAAACTAGTCTTAAATGCCCAGTCTACATAAGACTGTTCTGAGAACACATATCTTACACTTGCAAAAAATAAATTGTTGTATTCATCACTTAGTTCTTCTGTAAAAATTTTATCTCTAATAGTTTCTAATATGATTCTAGTTTCTGTAATGGGCTGTATGTCGTAGTATCTAGTATCAAAACTTGTCGTATCGAAACCTGTTTTATTAGCAGTTGCATCATATATTGTTCTTAAAAATTGTATGGTTCCGTTTTCTTTACCAATTGTTCTATAATTTATTGTGTAATCATCTGTATCAACGTTAGCAATTTTTTCTAACAACAACCAGCCGCCGGAGCCAATTGTTGTAACTTTTACAATATCGCCAATTTGATTTTGTAATCCAGATAGTTGATATGTTGCATCAACTCTGTCTTTAATATTTGTAAATTCACCGTAGCCGTCTGCATACCAGTTAATATATTCCCAGTATCTACTAACATCATATTTTTGTGTTTCACTTCTAGACCATTCTCTAGTTGCACTATCAAATGTGTTTAGTGTCCACCTTCCTGCTGCTGTTTCGTCTGCTACTACTAGTGCTGTAAAGGGTCTAACTTCAATTTGTGTAGTTGGTAAGTATCCTTTTCCGCCTTTGACTACTGATGCTGAAGATATTTTTCCTACGCTATCAATGGTTAATTGTATTTGGGCATTTTCCCCTTCACCTCTAATTATGTATGTAGGAACAGCCTGATAGCCGCGACCTGCATTAATAATAGTTACGTCAGTTATAACACCGTCATCTATAATAAGTTCTAATTGTGCAGTGGTTGCTTTTGCTGTTCCTATAAATTGTATTTCGCTATATGTGTCTACTTGGACATCAAATCTATTTGAATTTATTGTAGGTGCAGGATCTTTCTTATTAAGATTACTTAAATCAGCAACATCAACAGCAACAACTGTTTTTAAAACACTATTGATTCTTTCTATTGCTTGTTTTAGAGCTTCTACTCTATTAACAAACCAACTTTGTCTTGGTTTGTATAATGTACCGTATCTTTGTTTTAGTCCTAATTTATCATCAGGAACTGGTCTGTCATATTCATCATAACCAATTAAACTATCGAACCATTTTTGTTCTATATCTTTTTGGGGCTTGCTTGTACCTAATCCTTCAGTTAATATTTGATATTCGTTATGAATATTTTGTTCTTGATTGTCTATTGTATAAAAACGGAAGTTAATTGCAATATCTTTATCTTTCATTAACTCATTACAGTTATAAAGAATAAATTTATTTTCGCTGTTTAGTGCAACAAATTTATATCCTGCTTGTGCAGGATTTTCAATCAGCGAAGCAATATTGCTGCCGCTTAAAGATCTACCAACTACAGGAGGAACAGTAGTTTTGTTTTCTACCCAATAATAATACTTGTTAGTAAATCGTTGTGCAACACTGTCGTATTTTTTCTTAGATACATAAAATCTATCACTGTATCTTGAAGTTCCAGTTATTCCTCTAATTTCGCCTTCGGGGGTTCCGCTTAGGCTATCCCATTCGCTTGGAAGCAATGATGATTCTACCCATTCATAAATTCCTATTTTTGTTCCAGCAAATACAGTGTTCCAATAATTTGTTTGGAAAATAGTGTCGTTTTGATAAGGATTGTAAAATCTTGCTTCGTCTAAGTTCCACCAAATTTTACCTACATATCGATCTGCCCAAACATCGGTATTCTGTGTTTGTTCTTCACTATCAATAACATTATATAACGCAGGATCGTAATAAACTTTATAATCTATTTCTGCGTCTGCTGTTCCTGCTATTTTTCCTTGGATAGGATCTATTATATCAATGTAATCAAGTATTACATTTTGTTTTGTGTTATATAAAAATGCGCCACGCATTTTATTAATATCTACTACCGGTCTAGATTCTTTATGTGTTTTCCACGCTGTTTGATTATTGTCTTTTCTAAAATCTACAACAACTCCTTGATATCCTTCTTCTTTTACTCTTGGCATACTAACGTATACGTGATTACGGTTTACTAAAAGATTTTCGCCAAAGTAGATACTGCCATCGTCGTTGTAATATAAATTTTCACTGTAGACATAAAGGTCGTCTATTTTTTCGTATATGTAAACCACGCCGCCATTTTCTATTGTTTGGACCGTAGTTGTAATTCTTCCATCAAAATATGTAGTATTATTATCAAACGTTGTAGGAATCTTTGCATCACCTTGCAAACTAGTTACTGCTAGTTGCTCACCATCAAAACTTACTTTATAACCAAACTGTTCAAGTGCTTCGTTCCCGTGACTAGTTAACGTTTGATTTAATACAAACTCACCATTAACTTGCTTGTAAATATGCACTACGCCTTGATGTTTTTTCTTTGTGCTGTTTAGTGTTTCGCCAATTGCTAATCTTGTACCGTCAGCACTTATACTTACACTTGATCCAAATCCAGTATTGTCAGCAGGAGCAGTAATTTCTTGACTGTATTGATAGTGGCCATCTAACAATCGATATATCACAACACTTGCATTAGCTGTGCTATCATCTCCTTTAAGTTCGGTAGATACAGCAAGCACCGCTCCGTTATTACTTGTATCAAATTCTTTAACAAATTTAACTATGCCTGAACCTGCGCCGTTAGCTGGTGGATTAAATATTGTCTCATTTTGTAATGTAAGTGCTTCATTACTAGGAATGTACCCTAATCTTGATATGCTGTCTTCTACTGCTGTCCAATTAACAGGGTTAAATACGCCACCGCTTGCTATAGACGTAAGTGCTCTGTATAGAACATCATTATACACTGCTAATTCATTTTCTGCATAGTCACTATTTTCAGCAAATAGTCCTCTATAGTCTCTGTCTTTTGCTATTTCCCATTCAAACTCGTTAGTTCCATCAGAACCATGTTTTATTATGTGTATTCTACCGTAGTTACCTTCAGGAACATTATCTTCTCCTTCTTCAACTACAAATAATGTATACAAGTTTTCATTTTTTGTAAATCTTAAACTAGACCCAAGATGTCCATTAGTTTGTCTATTAGGCATTACAAAATGATTAATTAAATTGTATTCGCCAAGCGGCAATTTTTCGTATACTGAGACTAGCCCTTCGTTTGTTAATCCGCTATCAGTGCCAAGATTATCTGCAGGTAAGTTGTACAACTGCTGCCATTCATTATTTTCACTGTCAGGATAACTTGGCAGTCTAGGTATACCTAAAATGCTTTCTCTTTCTTCATAGAACCAATATTCTTTTCCTATAATTGCTGGGTTAAAAGCAAGTGTAGAAGTAGTTGCATCAAATGTATTATCTAGTGATCCTGTCACTGTTAAACTTGCTGGTGCAGCAGGTACTCCGCTAGTTGCTGGTACTATTCCGTTGCTAACTAAAAATAGTTTACCAACTTCTGATGTTCCTAACGATACTGCTAAAACTTCTCCCATTGTTCTATTAGGAGAGCCTACTGCGACTTCATCGTAAACATCTCCAACTCGTTGTATAGCACTAACTTCGCCGTAGTCTTTTCCTGCTAACCAATCACCGGTTACATTTTTTACATAAAGTCTAACATTGTTAAATTTTCTTTGATAAAAAACTACTTCAGCGGTTGCACCGGTAGTTAAGTCTTTAACTGTAGTTCCAAATTGCCTTTGTATTAAATTACCGCTAGAATCAAATTCAAATTTTGGTGTTGGTTGTATTGGCTTTCCATATTCTGGATCTTCTACAGCAAGATAAGTTTTAAACTCAGTAAACTGCATATCAATATAACCGTCCCATTCATCTACAATGGTGTTGTTTTTATTAATATCTTCAAAAGACAATCCGCTTGGCTCTATGTTTATATCACCTAGACTATCCGCATAAAAATCAAACGTGTCCCCTGCTGTTAATTGATCGCTTAGGACTTTAGGAGTACGCACTATCCACCAAGGTGATTGTTTAAGTGTTGTAGTGTCAGATACTTCCGAGAATGACAAGTGCGTTAAGAAACTAATTTCATCATTTAAGTTTGAAGGAGTAATATTTTGAATATTATCTTGAATATTATAATAATAGGCTATGTCGCCATCAGGATCTAATGCATTTTCAACATCTTGATAAACTAAACCTCTGCCTGTATCTGTGTAAAGTCCAACAGCAGAAGTTGTAGTAGTATACGAGGAAGGTGTGTTAATTAACCAGTAGCCGCCCAGCTCTGGTGTAGTGTTTGCATAAGTTTCTGTGTATGCTGCAATTAAAACATCTCTGTTTACAAATAGATTTCCTTCTGTAGCAAATATACCATTTGTTTCGCTAATATATATTACTGCTCTAATTGCATCCTGTGTTTGTATATATTCAACTTTACCACTAGCACTATCTGTACTTACAATATCACCAACTTCTGGGAGTACTGTGTAATTTTCAACATTGAAAACATGGTCAATTTTCTTTTGTATAGTATGACTTCCTGTTAGGAATGCTCCTGTAATAGGAGCAAATGCTCCGCCAAATGGCTGTGTGTCATCTAGTGATAAATTTGATGTGGAATAATTATTCCACTTTAAGTAAATTACGTCGCCAGGAGCAGTACCTAAATACATATCTTGTGGAGCACGTATTAATAAATGGTCAACAGTTGTTTGTGCTAGGCCGTGGTTACCAGTTAATAATAATTTTATGTCTGTACTATCAGAGTTGGCTGCAAAAAATGCATAAGAATCAAAACTTGAAAATAGCAAGTTTGGCGTTTGTCCTAATACTTGCTTTCTAGCCTTCCATAATCCTTCATTATATTGTACAATTTCATTTTTAGAATAATCAACCGAAGTTTGAAATGTTCCTTTATATCTTGTAAGTACATTACTTGCATTAGGAGAGCCTACTGCAAGATATTTTCCGTCTGGTGAAACTGCTACTGCTGCACCAAATCTTGTAGGCAATGTTACGTCATTAAAGTAATTAACATCAGGCTCTAAAGTTTGAATTAGTCTTAATTCTCCTGAATCGTTACCTCGATTATAAACATTTACTACACCGCCTTTGTTTGTAATTACTGCAAGTTCTAAATCGTTTCCTGACTCGCCTATATCGCTATAAGAAATCGTTAATATATCGCCCGAGTTATAACTCAACCCGCCGTTTGCAACTGTAACTGTTACTTCTTTTGTGCCAGCTGCTATGGTTACATTAAACAATGCATTATTTCCAGTTCCGCCTGTAGCAGAAACATTGTTGTAAACTCCTGTTGTTCTGTTTATATCGGTTTGAGAAAGTATTTCTACTTCGTCTATTGCTCCAGAGGAATAATAATCTGGTGCTCCTATTGCTAGAATCGTATTTCTTTCATTTGCTGATATAGTAGAACCATAATTATCTAGTGTACTATCTTCAACAGTTTGAGGACTAGGTATAGATGTACCTAGATCGTATGCTTTGTTATTTTTGAATACTTTCCAATTTCCATTTCCTGCATCATCAACCCATACTAGAGAATTGCTTTCTAGATGTGCTTCAGCATACTCATTAAGTTCTGCAATGTTTTGTACTCTAGTAGAAAGAAGCCCTATAATTATACCAGATGTATTTTGTAAGTTTTCTGCAAACTGTAATGGTTTAGTAATTCTGATAATATTTTTTGTTTTTGCTTGTACAACATGAAACCCTTTTAATGGAGTAATATCAAGTATGCCAATTGTGTCTCCAATATTTACATCATCGCCTATAGGCTTATCAGTAGTTAATTCAAGAGTGTTTGTACCGTCAGTAGTCTGCGCAACTTCTGTAATTGTATATCCAAGGGTTATATCTTTGTATACATTCCAGCCTGTGTTTTGTCGTGCTATCCAAACATATCCGTTTAATACATCGTCGATATTTAACTGGGTAATAGCGTTGGGCACTAATATAGCAGCACTAACGTCATCTGGGTCAACATATCCAGCAGTTTTAATAAACTCTCTATCTAATACTTTTGTAGGAAACGGTTTGTGATCATAGTTTTTACTTTTAACGTATGTTTCAAACGGACGTATTCTGTATATAAAATCAGTATTATCAATAGGTAAACTTTCTACCAATTCTACAGGCTGAGGACTTAGTCTAAATTTCTCTTCATCTAGTAAGTACTCTACTTCATCAAAATTATCTGCTGCTCCATACTGACCTTTTTTAATTGCCCACTCTTCATAAAAATCTAAACTTTCTTTATCTGCTGAGCTAAGTGCATCAAATAACTTATCTAGTGCATTTTGTGTTCCTTTGTCTTGTATAAATCCTTGATAAAATTTATATTGACTAACATCATCATTTATAATATTTTGTAAATACTGACGCTTTTGATAACCAATTAAATGCTGTGCAAGTCTTTGTTGCTCTGTATCAAAATTATCTGAATCAAGATCATAAAAATCTGCAAACTGATTAGTTTTGTATTCAGCGTTAGTTAACATTTGAGATTCTGGTTTATTGTCCAGTCTCTCCCAGTCTTTTGTAATAAAAGTTGCTGTTCCTAAACTCTGTTTGTTTGCACTGTAATAAAATTCTTTATATTTTACTAAGTCGCCTACAAGATATTCTTTATATGGTTGCCACGAAGTTACATATGCTTCGTCGTAAATAAATCCGGGAATATTTAATGATCCGTTCCAATTGTCGGATCTATATCCTACAACTTTTATTCTTTCTTGCCTATATCCTGGAGCAAGATCGTATATAACATCATTAAACACTGTAACGTTGTCTAAGACTACTACGTGCTCTGTTTGTACAAGTGGTAATTTTAATGCATAAATGCCGTCGGCAGTGTTTTTTAATCGTAATTCAAATCTGTTGTTCTCTCTAGCTATATCAATAAATTCTTGATTTATTTTTGTTCCGTCTGCTTTTATTAAATTATAACCATAAAAATTATCTAAAATACTATCGACTCTAGAGAATTCAGATTCAAAAATTAAGTTATTTGCTAAAGGACTTAGTGTAAGTAGCGAGCCAGATTTCCAATTTTGTGTTGTCCAAAATAAAAATTCTTTTGCTGCTAACTGAAAATCTTCTACTGTTTTTGCATTTTCATTATAAGTTTCAAAAACAAATCCTGCCTTTTCTAAAACGTGTTGATAACCTAATAATATGTTTACTACTTCTTGTGCTGTTTCTAATACAGTACCATACGGCATTGTACTACTAGCAGTTTCAAAAACTTTTGGCAAGGTGGCTGTTGCTCCGCCAGTTATAGGAAGACTTGGTAGTATTTTAAATTTTTCTTCATCGAGTGATGCACTGGCAGTATGAGGCGTCACTACTCTGTAATAATTATTTTCAAATTCTACAATTTGTCCTTTAATGTACGCTTGCCCTGGGGTCCAAATTAAGTATGATTCTGTTACTCCGCCAACTGTAATTGCTTTGTCTGCCGAGCTATTAACTGGTTTATTATATGTTAGGACTGCGCGATCTTTATCGTATCCGCGAACAGCATAACCTGATTCTAATTTTTCAACAATTATTCCTGTATAAGAAGGATTACTTGTTACACTACTAGTGTTTAAAATAATATCATAATTTTCTTTAGGGACAAAAACGTTCCCTTGACTAAACGGTGAACGACTATCTAAAATTAGATTAAATTTACTTTTATCAGTAAAGCCGCCTAACTTTGCACCCAACTGTATTTTTATATTTTTTACATCTTCAACATATGTGTCGTAACTTGTTGTTACGTCAGTAGCAAGATAATTTGCAATATAGTTAACTATGCCCGAAGTGCTTGTACGTGTAGTTCCTGCATAAGTATTAGGAAATCTTAGTTGTGATAGTTGTGTTACTTTTTCTGTATCTGTGTAGACTAGTTGTCCTATATTATTTCTTTTTATGCGACTAATATCAAAACCTACACCCAATGTTAGTGCTGGCCTATTAAGTACTAATGCTTTTATTAAAGAAAAAGGAAACTCTGAACTTCTGCGCCAGGCTGCTTCAGTCGGTGCTTGATCACCGAATTTGTAAGTGTTAGATCCTGTTGAGCTTATGAAGCCCCTTGCATAACTAGATTCTAAAGGACTTAATAATCTACCTTTATCATCTACAGGTATATGTGCTGTAAGTCCAGGGCGTTTACGATTTTTTATTGTTTTAACTGGTACTCCTGGCTCTTTTAAAAACCCAGCTTCTAAGTCTTGCCACAATACTAAATTGTCTCTTGTATAGGGTGCAGGACCATATACATCTTCCCACCAATCTGGTTTAATGGTTATGCCTAACATTTCCCAAGGGTGTGAATGCGGACGATCAGTATCGTAAGCATATTTGTATACGCCTCGCCACGAACCTAAATTTTCCGTTTCATTTGGAGAGCCCGAAAAACTGTAATTAAAGGTAAAGGAATTAGAACCGTTATAGTGGCTGTTTGTTGTGTAATCAGGTGAACCTACATTAGACAGCCATTTTAAAAAGTCAGAAATAATAACATTATTAATGTCTTCTGTACTAACGCCTGTACTTCTATATTCGCCTTTAACTAATTCGCTTATATCAAAAATTTTGTCGTTGTAATCTTGTTTTATATTATTAAATATTCTTTTTTCAAATTCTAATAAAAGGTCATCTCTATAGTCGTCATAGGCTACAGTAATACTGCCGTCGTGCCCTTGTATAACTTTTGTAGGTGTTTGATAAGTATCATCTATATAGATTTCAGGAACAAATTTTGGGTATAGTCCTAACTTGGTCGGAGTTGGCGGGACATAACTTCCGTCACTAGTTTCATATTCATACAGCTCTATTATATCACCTGTAGTCTTGGGTGCTGTAATAACACAAAATCCTTCGCTGTTAAATGTGTATTCTTTTTTGTATATTAATTGTGTGCCATTTTGATATACATTAACCGATGTTGCACTTAATGTGTCTAAATTAAATGTGTTAGTTAATGCAAAAAATACATTAGCAGGATCTTCAACTTCGTAGGTTGTAACTTTTGCTGCTCTATAACTTAGCATATCGCTAAAATAAAAAGGCATTTTGTTATTTTTTTCTTTATTTAATTCAGTTAAAATTAAATCTACGTGAGTTTTAACTGGACCGTCAAATCCCAAAGTAAATGCTGTTTGTAAAAATGCTCTTTTAAACTTGCTATATTCTCTAGTTGCGTACTCTATACTTTTAACAACATTTGCATTTTTATTAGTTATATGATACAGTGCTAAAGGAAGAGGCCCGGCGTGTTGTAAGAATTTTTTTCCGTACCCATTAACATTACCTAAATCTCTTAAGTTGCTAGAGCCGGGATATTCGCCTGCAAAGTTAGGAATTTCTTCAACCATAGTATTAACATGATCATTAACTTCACCTAATGTAAAGGACGAAATATTTTCGTTTAACGGGTTGCGTTCTAGATTATAAGGAAATTCAAAATGGCCGTTGCCTGTTTTTTCAGCGGTTGCTCTTGTCTTTATTATAACAATGTCATCTACATTTAAATCATTATTAAATTGTATTTTTATGTCATCATTATTTCCAACAACTCTTTGATAATCTACGCCTTCTCTTTTTATAGCATTGTTTACAAACACTCTTAGCCATATATGATCTAGTAGTGCAGGTCTAGCATACACATCTATAGCAAAATTATTTACTTGTGTTTCGGTTGCAGTATATTGACGCACAACACTCTGCTTTGTTTTAAATTCAGCCTTACTCCAACCATTACAATTATCGTAAGTTGATATATCTGTATATCTACGACAAGTAGCAATGTCAGAAGTTATTGTTTGTGTGACGTCATCAATTTGATACTCGGTTATTTCGTTTAAAAGATTAAAATCAAACTCGATGTCGCCTGAATTTTCTAAACTTCTATATTTTAAAGGAAATCCTAATTCAGTATCATTAGTTCCGGTGCCTACCTTATATGTAAAAATAGAATTACCGCGGAATGTACTTTCGGGATAAACATCTAAATCGCCAAACGAGTTTCCGTTTACATCAAAAAGTTCAAATAACGGATTTTGATTTACATCTAATTTTTCTTGTGCAAGTTTCCAAGTTGTATCATTATAAAAATAAATTTTACCAGAATTTTTTGTGCCTTGTTTAACGAGTACATTTTCATTAAACGTTGGTTGGCCATCTTCTGCTTCTTGTAGTGCTATTTGTCTAGAGTTATTATGCGTTATAAATGAAACAGTATAAATTTTATTTTTTACAAATATATCAGGATCTGCTAAAAATAAAATTCTCATTCCTTCTGAAAGATCAACGCCATCGATATTATATCCGGAAGATCCTTCTATTGTTGAAAAGACATCTGTAGTAAATGTATCAACTAAATCTACATCTACTTTTGCTGAAGTGCCAAAGTTGTAAAGTTTAAGTCCTGCATCAAATTCTATAATTGGACGCTTTGCTCTTGCATCTTGATCTATGGCTCTTTCCAACCCGTTAATTTGATTTGTCTTTTCAATTACACTTCTGTGAAACCATCTATTATATCTTGACCATGCATTTCGGTCGGTGCTGGCTCGATTTATTGTAACGTAATCTTTTGTGCCTGCATAAGAATTTGCATTTGCAAATGGCAAACTGTCAAATTCGTTAGTATCAAAGGGAACAGGTAAATCTTCTGCGTAAGTTGAAGGAACTACTAAATCGCGTTGGTCAATTAATTTAATTTTACTTCCAACACCTTCTACATACCATTCTGATTCTGCATATTTTACTGGTGTAACAGTTCCAACAAAATTGATTTTCATTCCGTTGCTTAAATCAAAGCCGCCCTCAGTAGTATATGTTTTTTTACCTAAAATATCTTCAACGTTTATTTCTGTATTATCAACAATATTGCTTACACGTAAAACTCCGCTAACATTACTCGGGTCTGTAGAACTTACATAATATAAAGTATCAGGCGCATTTAACGGAACTTCAAATTCTATGTATCCGTTGTCTATGTATTCTGCTTCAATTGTTAAGTCATCTTCTAATTCTTGTATTTTTGTTTGGCCGTCATTATAAATTGTAGTAATTTTTCCGTCATTGTTTAACGTTCTTGATGTTGCAAAAGCAATAGGATGGCCTTCGGTGTCTATTTCAAATCTATATGTTTGTCCTCTATACAATTCAAGAGTAGGGTTAGGTGTTAACCCAGGAGGAGAAAATTTAATTGCTGTGTTGTCAACTTGATCCTCAAGTGTAACAGTATATGTGCTTTGTACTTCTCTACTTTTACCAAATACATCAACGCTAGTCGGGCCAGTTGGCAACCAAAAATATTCTCTATAGTTTACAAACTTATCCCAATCTATATTAGGATTCCATGCATAGTATTCCGCTGCATTTAAATCGCTTGCTAACTTTGTGTTTCCTCCAAATGCAGCAATTTGGTTTAGGTAATCGTTATAGTCCTTATAAAATTTTATATTTTCTAAGTCGTCTTTTAAAACTACACTAGGTTCTAATTGATAGTTTTCTCTTTGAGTTGAAACATCACCTATATAATTATCCGAGGCCTGATATGCTTTGGCTGTTTTTCTACCAATGTATCCACTTAGTTTTTCTGCAACACCTGGTTGAGTAAGTTGATCTATTGTGCTAGATAAAAATTTCTTATTAGCGTTAGTTCTAAAATACCTTGGTAATAACTGGGCTGATTTTCTATTTGCTGCATCTTCTGGACCAGTAGGTACTGGATATTCGCTTTGGTCGTTATCATAAGACATTAGTAACTACTTCCTGTACTTGATGAGCTGCTTGATGAGCTGCTTGATGCGCTGCTTGATGCGCTGCTTGATGAGCTTTGTATTGTTGTGTTACTTTCGGCACTACTATCAGATGTAATTACATTTCCAGATGCATTTAATCTTGATGCTGTGATAGTATCAATTATTTCTACATCTGATACTGTTGCACCACTAATAAAAATTTCATCAGATTCTGCTTTAATTTCGTATAAACTACCAAACGTCGAACTAGCAGTTTTTGGTACAATTACTAGTGTAACTATATCTGGTGCTAATTGACTCATAACGTAAGTAGACAGTTCACTAAAGTAAAATGTTTCGCCAAACTCCCAGTTATCTAAAGTAAAGTACTGGTTAACTGCATTTATTATTCGGCTTTTAATTTCGTTACTATCTAATACAATATTGGGATTTTTGACTACTTTAAATGTAGCCTGTAAATTAGTTTCTGCTTTAGACCCAAATAACACTTTGTACTTAACAGGATGATATATTATTTCGTCACTTATTGATTTAATTTTATTAATCTCTGATCCGTAATCTCTAAATATACTGTCACTACTTGGCGGTAAGGGCATACTGTTCAATGCCCCATTAATCCATAATCTAAATTGTGTATCGTATGTTTTTGTAAGCATGAATATGTCCATTATATTCGAGCTGCTTGGATCAATTCTTGTTGTACTATCAGCTGCATGGATATATTGGAACTTTAAATCGTCTCTGCCTCTAAATGCTTTGTAGTTGTTTGTCAGCGTAAGAGAATTTGTTGTAGAATTTAAAACTTTAAATATATCTTGGCTTGTTATATAAAATATTTGACCGTTATTATATGCACTAAATGCTCCGATAGCAACTTCAGATTCAACTATCCTAATTAAATTGTTAGTATTTTTAATATATCTAAAGTCTTCTACGCCGTCACTTGTTAAATACTTTTCTTGGAAAATATACTTAGTGTTTGGGTTTACTAATTCTTTGACAATTTCTACAAATATTTCAGGATCGTCTACCACGCCGTCATCGTCAGAATCAAAAAATCCAACTTGGACTTTTTTACTATCTACATATCCTTCTTTATCTCTAAATTCTTCTACAATTTCCCAGTCAAAAGGAGTAGTAAATGGTGCAACGTCATCTGGCTTTGTGTTTATACTTAAAACTGTGATTCTGTCTTTGACAATTTTTCCGGTCTTATTATCAAATATTTTTTTGGCTCCGTCAAAAAAGAATTTTAGTTCTTCATCACTTTCAAATACATACCTTAGGCCTCTACTTGTAATAGTGTATTTTTCGCCGTCGGTTTGAAAAAGCAATAACCAACTAGCGTCTAATTGTTGGTTACTGATATCACCTGTTTTACCTGTAGAGAACGGAGCAGAAATATTTAGATTAGACTCTGTAATTAATCTCCAATTTCTTGTAGTAATGTCGTACCTCAATCCAAATGCATTATAATTAAACGCTTGATCTATAATTTGTGTTTTGACACTGTCGAGCAAATTGTTTGCTAATTTTGGTACTATTTGTGTTAACACTGCTCCTGTGGGTATAACATCATTAAAAATGATCGAGCCTTGTCCTGTTGTTTCATTAATTTCTGTACCGTTGCCAATAACACCTACAACTTTTGTCCATATATATGTTTTAGAACCTATATGATCTGGTGCGCCTGCCATTAATGTTCCGTTAGCCATAAAGTGTTGGCCTTCTGGGGCAATAAATTTACACAGTGTACCGTTTTCAATATATTTTAAACTGTTTGCTGTAAATGTGCCTACTGAAAGATTTGTTTCGTCAATATCTTTTAATACACCTGTACTTCGATTTGTATCCGAAGTAGCTTGTTCAAAGGATGCACCTAAATCTGTTACTAATATATCTGGAAACTTATCATAGTAATAATTTAAAGTTTTTCTATTTTTTAATATTGGCTCAACAGTATTAACTATAGCACCTTCTATATCTGTTTGAGTGTTAAATGTAAACTGATTTGTAGAATCATAATACTCTTTGTACACTATTCCGTCAGCACCGTATAAATTTGTTGTAGAATATTTTCCAGTTGCATCTAATAAATCGTAATATCTGCTTATTCCACTCGCAGTTCTATTAACTGCTTTGGTTTTAACAATTTCTTGACTGACTGCTAGTGGACCAACATTGTAATCTTCGGCTGTTATTAATCTATTTTGTGTGTAATATGTTGCCGGTGCATTTTGTTTTATGCTTTCGTTAGTTTCTGTCGGACTAGCATTACTAATTGTATACCCTAGTTCAAAAGTCATAGACAGTGTTTCGCTAGTATTATTTCTGCTTAGATATGGAATTTGTATAGAGACACCTAACATATCTTGAGGGCGTATTGCCATGGTTTTGTTTGCACTTGTTCTGTAGTAGACTCTAAATCTGCCTTTTGGTAGATTGCCAAAAACGCCATCGGAAAAAATTAAATTTATCCTGTCGTCTACTCGTGTTAATACAGAGTACAAATTGCGTATATTTTTGTTGACACTGTTATAAATTATGTTGTTACCTTCTAGTGCATCTACTTTGGTCCAGTATTCAGTTTCTCGACCTCTGTTATCTAACTTGTACAACCAAACATCAGTATTATTAATATTTTGTGCGTCGATGTCTATAACTTGATTTGCTACTGGCGAAGTAATTGTAAACTCGCCAGAATCTAATGTTCCTTGTCGTAGATGTACAAAAAATCCTGTATTTACACTGCTAGGGCCTGCTCCATCATTTCTATATATGATGCCAAAGTTATTACCTATAACTGGCAAGTCTTCTATTATATTACCGTCTTGTATATCTGCTGAAACTATTTCAAAAGGGTGTCCGGTACCTTGTATACTTTTTCTAAAAGAATACTTTGGTAAGTCTGTATTAACTGCATTAAATTTATATTGCTCGCTTGGAATATTATTTACACGTTGGTTTTTAATTGGCTTGCCAAATACATTGTTAACCGGCTGTGCTGCATTAAATATTTTTATAAACTGTTCGTACCAGTTAGTATTTGTGGGGTCGTTCCACACAATAGATTGTCCTGCTAGTCCTAAACCATTTGAATCTACTATATTTTCAGAAGTACGAATGCTAGTGACTTTTAATAGTCCGTTAGCCGGTAAATTTCGTTTTGGATTATAAGACAGTAGTCGTGCAAGACGGAGCACACTTTCTCTACGTTCTGCTAATTCTAAAAAGTTGTCTCTAGCATTTAAATCTATACGGAAACTTAAATTTTGTCCTAAGAAAGCAATAAGGTCAATGAGTGCTAAGTATTCACTTGATTCAATATAATCATTAAAATCTTCCGGATAATTTTGACGGAGGTAACTAATCATAGTTCTACGCAAATTATCAAAGTCGTAACTTTGGAAGTCCGCATTGCGGAATGACTGATAGACTTTTTTCCAGTCTTCAGCTAGTAGTAATCTGTTTTGTCTATCAGTTGCTGACATTTTGTTTCCTCTTATACATATTTATTTAAATTTAAATATGCGTATATTATAAAGAGCTAGGATATAAGCCCATTTGCTTGATCAAATTTAAATTGTAAACTTTCGCTAATATTATAGGGCAAATAGAACAACTCGCACTCTATTTGGATACCTGTTTCAAATGCATCTACTGTAATTGAATTTACTTGTATTCTTGGATCGTAATTAATAATAGATGTAACATTTTTTGCAATGGCTTGTTTTAGATTATCAGTTAATGGCTCGAATAATACGTCCCAAATAATTGTGCCAAATTCTGGATTTTCTAATTTTTCTCCTTGCCTTATATGAAAATGATTTATTAAATCTTGTTTTATAAGTGCCAAGTCATACAGTGCAAATCCACTATTTTCTCTGTTAACTGTACTAGTTCCTCTATAGGTACGGGAAGTAATAGGTTTTTCAGAATTTACACTGGATACTTTTGTGCGCTTATATAAATTTTTTTCTAATGTACTCATACTGTATTTAACTCCTTATGCTAGACCCGGCAAGTTGTAGGTGCTGCCAGGATCTGGCCAATCACGCCTAACGGTTAATAGGTACATATCAACACTATCAACTAGGTATTCTGTTTCTTTGAATTTATTACCTTGATTTCCGCCGGCTATTTTTATTTTGTTTGTGGTTAAATCTATGTCTCTTATAAATCCTACGTGGCCTCCGCTGGCTCCTTTAAATTTAAACACTGCAATATCATTCTTTCTTACATTGTTCCAGTTACGCCAGTCTACTTCATATCCGTACATTGCGTAGTCTAAAGCACTTTGTCCTCTTAAAGATCTTGCGCCTGACATATATAATGCCCAGCTGACCGTTCCTGTACTCCAAAAATGTTTAGGATCTGGAGCATACCTAAATCCGTGGGCACCTGCTGCGCCGCCGCCTATGTCTACAGGAAAATTGTTTGCGCCGTGCATGATTCTCTGAATGCCGTTTCTCATGTCAGACTCATTAATAAAATCTAAATTGTTGTTTATTCTACTTTCTAATTGTGCAATTTCAAATGGTAGTCTGCTCGGCGTTAACCAGAGGTGTGTGTCTGTGAATCTATTAAGACCAGAAGCATAAGTAAAGTTTCCGTAAAAACCAACAAACGGCTCTGGATTTGTTTGACCGTTGGTATCTTTGATTCTAATTTCCGCTGTTGACTGAGTAGGATTTTCAAGCGGTTTATGGTAAAATTTTAATTGGCCAAAATTAATCGGATCCCAGTCAGGCTCAAAAATAATGTTGAAATTTAATTCATCATTATAATCCATAAACTTCCATGAGCGGCCAGTTTCCCACGCACCAGCATAATCTGGTACTTGGAGGTAAGTGTAATCTTCGTTTGGTACTGTTCCGTTAGTAGCTGTCCACCAGTCATCGTTGTAATTTTGAGTAGCTTCTTGTGTGCTGTATTCTATACTAATAGTGCTACCTGCTTTTACATATATGTTGTTAGGATATTCAAACTGTTCGTCATTCCAATCGGCTGTTCTAGTACGTTTACCGTCATTGCGTGACCTTTGAGCGTTTGTGGTAAAGGACAATTCAAAAGGCAGCGTGTCTACACATTCCCATTCTTCTACATATTGATTTTCGCCTGAAAAACTTTTATCAGCAGTATCACTAGGAGCATTGCTCGGTGGGGTAATTGTAATTATCATACGACCTTGTTCGCTAGAGTTTTGTGTGTCTCTAGTATAATCGTCTAATACTATTGTTGCTTCCCAACTGTTGTTTCTTGGCGCATCAATTTCAAAGGTACCTGCATAGGCAAA